AGCGGGAATGCGACAGATGCAGCTATTAAGGCAGGGTATAGTTCTAAATACGCTAATACAAATGCATCTAAGTTACTACAAAATACTACAATCAAATCTTATATCGATGAAAGACTGGCTCAGCTTGCGTCTGAGAAAATTGCAACGCAGGAAGAGGTGCTTACTTATCTAACCTCGGTCATGCGAGGAGAAACGCAAGAACAAACCTTGATTAGTATTGGAGAATTAGGTCAAACGATTACGGATATTGATGTCGGGGCGAAAGATAGAATCAAGGCTGCTGAACTTTTAGGAAAACGTCACAGGCTTTGGACGGATAAAGTTGAGGCAGATATTTCTGGAACGGTGGTGTTTGCGAATGAGTCGGACATACCAGATTAAACAAAACGATATTGTCGTAGACCTACCATCTTCGGTAGGTGCTGGATACGGACAGTTCTGGCGATCAAGAAATTTCTACCGTGTTGTGAAAGGCTCTCGTGGTTCGAAGAAATCGAAGACGACGGCTCTCAACTTCATAACACGGATCTTGAAATATTCATGGGCGAATTTGCTTGTTATTCGTAGATACTCAAACACGAACAAGCAATCGACTTACACGGATTTCAAGTGGGCCGCTAACCAACTAAAAGTCACTCATAAATTCAAATTCAACGAGTCTCTGCCAGAAATCACTGTTAAAGAGACAGGCCAAAAGATTCTCTTTCGTGGTTTGGATGATGAACTTAAAATCACATCTATCACGGTCGATGTCGGTATACTTTGCTGGGCTTGGTTCGAGGAAGCGTACCAAATCGAGACTGAAGACAAGTTCAGTACAGTAGTCGAGTCTATCCGTGGTAGCTTAGATGTACCTGATTTCTTTAAACAAATCACGGTTACATTCAACCCGTGGAATGAGAGGCACTGGCTCAAACGTGTCTTCTTTGACGAAGAGACTCAACGAGCCGATACGTTCGCTACTACAACTACTTATCGATGCAATGAGTGGTTGGATGAAGTCGATATCAAGCGTTATGAAGATTTGTATCACACGAATCCAAGGCGGGCGAGAATTGTATGTGATGGCGAGTGGGGAGTTGCTGAAGGTCTAATCTACAACAACGTGACTGTCAAAGACTTTGACAAAGATGAGTTGCTGCAAAACCCTGCTAACAAGTTGTGCATTGGTCTTGACTTTGGTTTCACTCACGATCCAACTGCTTTGTGTTGCTCGTTGATAAATGACACAACAAAAGAGATACACATCTTTGACGAAGCGTACAAGGTCGGTCTAATAACTAAAGAGGTCGCGAAGATGATAAAAGATAAAGGTTATCATCGTTCGCAAATCATCGCAGATAGCGCAGAGTCACGGCTGATTGAAGAACTCAGGTCGGAGCATGGCATATCTCGAATCAAAGAAAGTAGGAAAGGTAAGGATAGTATTATGGCTGGCGTGTCCAAATTACAAGGATACGCTATTTATGTACATCCGAGTTGTGAACATATCATGGATGAATTTTATAGTTACTGCTACCAGCGGGATAAAGAAGGTAATTGGTTGAACAAGCCAGAAGATAAGAACAATCACTTGATGGATGCGTTGCGATATAGCCTTCAATGTATCGAAGGGGGCAAAGCAACCGTTCGTAGACGTTCGCAGTACGGCTTATAGAAAGGAATTAAATGTATCAGATTTTTACTTATCCACGAGATGGATATGACGAAACAGCTTTGAACAAGGAATTGATTTACAAGCTGATTCGCAAACATACACAAGAGCGCAGTCGCTTGAGAGATTTGAAGAAATACTATCTGGGTGATCATGCTATCTTGAAACATGAAAGGCGAAATAAGAATGCTCCGAACTTCAAAACAGTAGCAAATCACGCTAAAGACATTGCAGACACATCTACGGGTTATTTCATGGGCAATCCTATCAAGTATAACAATACGGCCGGTAGTGACCTCGAGCCATTGCTTGTAGCTTTTGATGGTGCAGAGATTGACCAAGTAGATGCGCAGAACGCATTGAATATGGCTATCTATGGCCGTGCTTACGAGTATATCTATGCTAAGGAAGGACTGACTGAACTGGATTCGACTAGTGTAGATCCTGAGAATGTATTCATCGTTTATGATGATAGCGTCGAACGGAAGGCCTTGTTTGCGGTGTACTACTACGAAATTAAAGACGACACGAAAGATGCTACTAAGTATCAAGCAGAAGTCTTTACACAAAATCTGCATTATCACATCGTGCTGCGTGATTCGAGCATAGGAACGACGCAGAATGAGAAAGTAGAAGAACATAATCTTGGGCAAATCCCAATCATTGAGTATCGCAACAATCACTTTGCAATTGGCGATTACGAGCAACAGATTAGCTTGATTGATGCTTACAATTCACTGATGGGAAATCGTGTAAATGACAAAGAGCAAGCAGTAGAGTCTATCCTTGTTCTGTACGGTGCGCAGTTAGCTGACAATCTGGAAGATGCTAGAGAGGCAATGAGTATCCTTGCTGAAGAAGGTCTTTTGGAACTGCCAGCAGATGCCAAGGCTGATTTCTTAAAGAATGCTCTGGACGAAAACGCGACTGAAATCTTGCGTAAGGCTTTGAAAGAAGATATCTACACATTCAGTCATGTGCCGAATTTGACAGATGAGAACTTCGCAGGCAATAGTTCAGGCGTAGCCATGGAATTCAAGCTGATGGGCCTTGAAATGATTACTAAGACGAAAGAAGCGAACTACAAGCGAGGTCTCAGGCAACGGATTGCTATCTTCGCTCATTATTTGGGCATGCAGCAGATCGCTCTTGAAGCACATTCAATCGTGCCACAATTCAGCCGTGGATTACCTAAGAACTTGCTTGAATTATCACAGATTATCAATAATCTTGAAGGTAAGGTATCGCTTCGTCAGCTTATTTCTCTCTTGCCATTCGTTGAAGATCCTGACGCTGAATTGGAAGAACTCGAGGAAGAGAAAGAAAAGGCCAAGGAACGTGTGCCATTCTTTAATCAGGTTAACACAAAGCCAGACGATGAGGTAGCAGATGAAGAGCAAGGATTACTGGACGAAGCGGAAGGCTAATCTCATCTATGAGCAGATGGATAAGGCTGAGAAGCAAGCGGATAAGTTTGACGAGATTTACAAGCAATCTAAAGCGTATTTAGATAAGCAAATCAACAAAGTTTTTGATAAATTCCAACGTGATTATGGGTTAAGCGAGCGTGATGCCCGTCATGTCTTAAAGAACATGAAGGACCAAAAGGACCTGAACGAACTTCGTAAGGTTCTTGAAGCTAGACCAAATGACCCGAATATCCAACGCTTGCTTGCTGATTTAGATAGTCCAGCTTATGCCTATCGCATGAAACGTTTAGAACGTCTAAACGATGATTTAGACCGCATGCGTGAGTCTATCTATCGCTCTGAGAAATCAGGCTCAGATACCTTTTACAGCGACTTGATGAAAGATAGCTACTACAAGGCTACTTTTGACCTGCAGCAGCAGTCAGGATTTGCTTATAGTTTCTCTAATCTCCCCGAAACTGAAATCAAGCGCCTAAAGGCTCTTAAATGGACAGGAGAGGGCTATTCGGATAGGATATGGGAAAACACAGGGGCGCTCGCTTCAAGCGTGAAGGACGAGCTGCTAGTAAGTCTCATGACGGGTCGCAGTGTAAGAGATACATCTAAAGCAATCGCTGAAAGATTCGGAGTAGGTCAAAACAAAGCTAGGCGTTTAATTCGTACTGAGTCAGCGTTCTTTCACAATCAGATGGAACTACTCAGCTATGAAGATGCTGAAATCACTAAGTACAAATTTGTGGCAGTATTGGACAGACGGACGTCTGAAATTTGCCAAGAACACGACAACAAGGTCTACGACACGGACAAGGCTGTTCCTGGTGTGAACTATCCACCTCTGCATCCGTGGTGCAGGTCTACGACTATTGCATATGACGAGGACGCAGATTACAGCAAGCTGGAACGTAGGGCTAGAAATCCTAAGACTGGTAAAGTCGAATATGTGCCTGCGGATATGAGTTATAAAGAGTGGTATTCTAGGTACGTTGCTAAAGATAGGGGAAAGGTGTATAATCAGGATATGAGTTCAATTGATTTAATGGCGAAATCACAACAATTCGTAGTCGGTGATAGGATTCGGGTCAGCGCTAAACAAGTTCATGGGACGGGTTATGATTTTTGGTTACAAGACAACACTAAGAAAATTAGGGATACCATGCGAAACGTTCATGAAGGTTTGAAAGACTTATCTGACTTTGACGTGCCTAAAATTGTCATTGTGAAACATAGTCGATTGAACGCTTTTGCAGGATATAATCAAGAACAAAATATTCTTTTTGTTAGTGATATTTTGCATTCAAAAGAGCAGATTCAAAACCTGTTGTCAGATGACTACTTTGCTTCAAATGACCTTACCGGTATTTTAAAGCATGAGTTGACCCATAAAAAACATTGGGATTCTGCAAAAGCGTTTTACAAAAAGAATAAAAAGAGGTATAATAACCTTGAAGAAGCAATGAAAGCATTAAATGCTCCGTTGGTGTCGTATGTGAAAACACAACAAAACCTTGATATGATGTATCTTCATAGAATTAGTATTGATGCGTTAGCTGCTTTTGAGAAAAATAATATCAATGAATTAGTAGCTGAAGTCGGTGTTTTAGCTGAAGACACGCCAGATAAAATATTGTTACAAAAAGTTAAGGAGGTACTGAAATGGAAGTAATGGCGCTACCTAGTAAAGAAACAATGCAATTCTATACAGAGATTTATCCATGGGTAAAATCCAGTTACCCAGATGATGAAACTCCTAGATTTGTATTTCAAGAGGATACCCCCAGTCACATTTTGGAAACGTTTAATCGTATTAAAGGTAAATTAGGTTACGAATATGCAAGGTAACTTTATGATACCTTTGAAATTAAACCAAAACTTGAATTTGCTTATTAATAGTTATCAAAGCACCTAGAGAAATCTAAGTGCTTTTTTCGTACTCAGAAAGGAGAAAAAATATGTTTATTTGGGAATGGGTAGCAATCGCTTTCGGGTGGTTGGTATTCTTGTTGTTAATCTTTATTATTCTGGCCGTGATCAGCGGAATAATTGAAGGTGTAAAGAAAGGATTGAAGAAATGAA